AAACAGGACAACGCAGTTAAAAAGAAAGAGGTTGAATCAATTCTTTTGCAGCATCCAGCGCAAGAAGCAATGGTCAAGGCTTTACTTGAAAAGGCTGGCTTCACCATGAAAAAAGGTGGCAATAGGTCCGTTGACGAGTTCAAATTAGGTAAATTAGGTATTAGTTTTAGCCTTAAAAATCCAGCAGCAGCGAAGTATTTGGAAGAAAAAGGCATCTATGAGCTGTCGAATTTCAAAGGAAACATCACTGGAACGACCAAAGAGCACATCACAAAGATCATTGTTGACGGTATCAATGGAGGAAAAAGCTATTCAGAACTGGCAAAACAGATCAAAGACCAAGGAAAAGCAGGGGTATTTTCACGTGACAGGGCTCAATTGATAGCTACAAGAGAACTTGGGCATGCTTACGAACAGGGCAGAGCAATACCGTTAAACGATTTTCAAGAAAAATATCCAGACCGCAAAATGCAAAAGGAATGGCAGACTGTGAATGATGACCGTGTGACAGATGAATGCAATGAAAACCAAGATCAAGGATGGATTGATCGAGATGATGAATTTAAAAGCGGCGACATGGAGCCGCCAAGAGATGGTAACCCTAGATGCCGATGCACTGTTTCATACAGAATAGTTTGACAATCAAAGTTGTCGGTGTAATTATCAAATCAACCACTCATTTTTAGATACAGCCGAGGATTGAAAAAATCTAACGCTATTCAAAATGAATCAATCTCAAGTGGGTGCACTTCCAAAGAAGGAACTTAAGAACTATGTCAACGACAAAGGTTTTTTTTGTGCTGTAAAGATCAACAAGACCAACGCACCGAATGATGAAAAGAAGCCTGAAGGAGTTCCAGAGGGCGCAATGTACTTTGAAGGGATAGCTTCAACTGAGGAACTAAACCGAAATGGATACATTATCAAGATTGAAGCTTGGAGAGATGCAATTGCTGGATACATGGAAAACCCAGTTGTTCTTTTGCAGCATGATGCTAGAAGCCCGATTGGCCAAATGCTCAGCGCGGAGATTACTGATAAGGGTCTACAGGTGACAGGGTATGTTTATGATGACTTAACTGAAGGAAGAATCAGCAGAGGGTTAATTAATGCCCTTTCAACTGGTCATTTAACGGTTGATGTTGAATTTAAAAATGAGGAAACAGGCGAAGTTTTAACGCACGATGAATTTAAAAGGCTTAATTGGGAGGAACAGAGCAAAGATTATTGGATTGTCATGGTCTCTAAACTAGAATGGCTAGAAACTAGCACTGTCACAATTGGAGCTAATCGCAAAAGTTTTATAACAAACCGCCAATTATTAAAAAATTACATCGAAACCATGCACCAAAACGACACAACTGAGGAGGTTCAGGAGGAAACGACTGACGAAGGAACAGACCAAACAGACACAACTTTAGAAGAAACAAAACAAGAAGAGGATGAAAAACCAGCTGGCGAAACTCCAGCGGCCTCAGAGGATGAAGCTGAAAATGCTACACCTGAAGAAGGTTCCGAAACTGTCAGCGTTTCAGTGGAAGAAGTTCAGCAAGTTCAAAACATGCTCAGTAACTTAATTGAAGTTGGCAAGGCCGATAAAGCCAAAATTGCTAATCTTGAAAAAGCTAATGCAGCATTAACGAGCAAGCTGGAATCAATTCCAGTCCCTAAAGGATTGTCAAATCATGCCGTCAAAAAAGACGACAATAAAGCGCCACAAAAAGGCGCGGCACTTAGAGCAATCTTTGCTAAAAGTGGAATCAATATTTAATAACATTTTACAAAATGAATAGAACACAAAACAGAATTACTACAGAGGATTTAAACAAAGCTTACCAAGCTTTAGGTTTTCTTGAGGTAGATAAAAATGAGGTTGATGGAGTTGTTACGGCTGAAGTTGAAGGAGTTTCAACTAATGCAAATGAGCTTGAGCACACGGCTAATACAGGAAAAGGAGCTGAATTAATTCCGGTAAATGTTTTAAGTCAACAGATTTTAGACATGGTTCCAGAATATTCAACTTTCCTTTCTGGACTTCCGGGCTTTCACGGTACAGGGTTAAACCTTACTGAAAAAGTTGCTGTGATCGGTGACGTTGGATTCTTCCAAGGTAACGCAGAACAGACAACAGGAGCGCAAGCATTGCCACAAGCAAGAAATCTATTGCTTACTGGAGAAATTCTTTTGACTCAAGCGCCTTTAATTGCGGATGTGTTTGTTACAAAAAGAGAGTTGCGCTATTCAGTGGCGAAGCTTGAAGAAGTAATCAAAACTAAGCTTGCAAAGTCTTTTGCAAGAACAATTGAATCAATGATCATCAATGGAGACAGTGAAACTGGAGCAACTGGCAACGTCAATTCAGACGACCAAGCGCCAGCGACTACATTCGCAACAAGTGGAGGAGCAGCAGATCACAGACTTTTAATTGATCACGGATTAAGGGAACTCGCAATTAACGGTTCATTTACTGTCAATGCTGGAACTTTAGACAGATCAGATTTCATTTCAGTTATGAATTTGTTAGGTGATCTTGCTTCAAATATGGGTGATTGTGCTTGGTTATTTAACCGCCAAACATACAACAAGGCACTTGGACTTGATGATTTTGCAAAAGCAAATGATAGAGGTCAGCAATCAACTATTGACGGTAAGGCTGTCACTAATATTTTTGGCGCTGATCTTTATGTGTGCAGAGATCTTGGGCTTTCTGAGGCCGACGGAAAACAGTCAGCAACGCCAGCTAGTAATACAAAAGGACAATTCCTTTTGGTCAATAAGATCGCTATCCAATATGGATTTGGTGATCCTCTAGAGTTAAGCGTGAACGTAGTTCCGGGTCGCGGTATTCAAATCACGGCTTGCGCTGATTTCGGTTTTGGAATTGCTCAGCTAAAAGCTGGAGAAACTTCAACATCTGTCGCAGCTGGTATCAATATTACTGTTTAATCTTCTTTTGTGGAGGCCTCACTTTGAGGCTTCCCAAAAGGGTATTATTAACAAGCACAACATGACATTAATCAAATGGAACGGAACAGATTCAACAAGAATCAGACCAGTAAAAGGAGGGGATAAAGTAAATGTCGCACCGGGTGAGGTGGTTGACGTTGCTGAAGATCAAGCTAAATTTTATATTAACGTTGGACAGTTTGAACTATACGTTGAAGGCGAAGTTGAAGATGTTGAAGTGTGTGATAATTGCATCGAGGAACCAGAAAATGAGCCTGAAGCTGTTGAACCAGAAACTGAAGTTGTCGAAGAGGAAGTTGCAGCAGAGGAACCAGAAGAAAAAGCACCATCAAAGAAAAAGGGGAAAAAGTAATTTTCTAAAACAATCATAAAATGCAGGTAGAATTTAATGGAACTGTAGAGTTAGCAGACATCAAGGCGACTGGAACAATTGAGGTTATTGACTGGACTGAGCTTGTTGGAGTTGCGGCAACTGGAACAATTCAATTAACAGATTGGGAAGCTTTGATTGGTTCTGTATCAACTGGAACCTTCACAGTGACGGCATTCGCTTCTTTAGCTGACAAAACGTTTACGGTTGGCGAAGAAACAATCACCGAGGGCGTTGACTTTGATGCTGAAACCAGCAATTCAGTCACCGCAACAAACTTGGCTGCTGCATTAGATACAGCTTTGGACGGCGTTGCAAATGTCGCTGCTGATGGTGCTGTTGTCACAATAACGACAGTGGCAAAGGGATTTGATCAGAATTTAGGCATGTCAACGAGCGCAACGGCTGGAGTAACTCTTTCAGGTGCACATCTAGAAGGCGGTATTGACTCTGGCACAATCGTAATTGGCGAAGATACATTAATCGAAGGTGCTGATTTTGATGCAGTTGGGGCGGCAACTTTAACACTTGGAAAATGTCAAAAATTTGTTCGTCTTGTTGTTACACCTGATAATGAATGTGAAATAAAATATGCTTTATCGGGGACTTTTTCGAGCGCGACAGATAACTAAATCATCATGAAAAATATACTAAAATTATTATTTACTTCTTCTAGAGCCAAATCGTTTTATTGGCGGGCTGGCGTGGGAATTGGCATATTGTTTACTGGCCATGTGGTCGATGTACTTCCAGATATGCAATTGCCCGAATTTGTGGCGGTTGTGATCGCCTATGTCTTAAATGAAATTACTAAATGGCTGAACACCAAAAAGAAATAATGAAACAACAATAGGAAATCATGCTGGCACAAAAAGACTTGGATTATATCAAGTTAGCTATCGCAGATTTAAAGCAGTTAATTGTTCAAATGCAACAACAGAATTCCGATGACATGAAAAAATTTGTCACGCAAGACCAATTTAAACCGGTCAAGATGATCGTTTATGGCATGGCAGGTATAATATTAACCGGCGCAATAATCGAAATATTGAATAAATAAGCCCTAAAAATCATGAATAAGATAGTCACAAATGAGGAAATAGCATTGATTGCAGGTGTATCAGGCACAACGGCGAAGATGAATTTTTCTCAAAAGATAGCGCTGGAGCTGCTTCAAGAAGCCTTAGGCGTCAAATCTTTTGAAGTTCACACGGTGACGCTTGAAAAATATCGGATTACTGATCCGAATTATTTGAGATTAAGAGATTTTCCAGTTGATCCGGCCACTGTTAGGGTGTACAGATACCCGAACTCAGAAACGGAGGTAACTGGATATACCTTCACACTTGATGATAGGGATCCAAAGAAAGTTTGGATCAGCCAAAACGGATTAAGGGGCGTGATTATAGATTGTGACATTTTCGTGAGTTATACCGCTGGCTATATTCTCCAAGGCAATATTGAAGTTGCAGTCAATCCAAGTGCATCGGATACTTTGACCGTTGAAAATGCAGGCGCTGAAACTGTTTATACTTTTGTTGCAAGTGGAGCGACTGGCAACCAAATCAATATAGGATTAACGGCAGCGGCGACTGCTATCAATATCAAAACTGCATTAGGTGGAACGGTTGTTGATGATGTTGTTACAATGCCGCTTGGAATGTCAGCAGAGGCCAGCAACGAAACATCTCTAGTTATAGAAAATCCAAATATTCCTAATGACTTAAAGGCCGCCATCGCCTATATTACGGCTGGAACCCTGAATGATACGGCTGAAAGCAATAGCATAACATCTTATTCAATCGGTGCTAAATCTGTTAATTTCAGGACTGACAAAGAGAGAAACTTTATTGTTTCAACAATTGATAAATACGCCGTCAAATACAACGATAGCTTAATTCTTTCCTAATGATCGGAGCAAATGCGACAATATCAGTGTTCAGGATGCAGACCTCAAACAATAAGGACTCATTTGGTGAAGTGGCCAATTTGTCGGGGCTTTCAGCATTCATTGAGCCTATAACGGCCGAACCTTCAACGGGTTTTAATGATGAGAGTGTCTACCTACTTCACAAATGCTATATTGAAGGCAAGCCAGATATACGGATTAGCGATAAAATTATTGATGATTTGGCGGCTGAATATACAGTTAAAGGCGTGCAATATTTCAGGGGTGGCGATGTTCCAAGCCACACAGAATTAACCGTTTCAAAAAAACGCGATGATTACATTTAGACTAGATCCGAAACAATTAAACGACTTAAAGAAAATCGCAGATCCTAAGAGGTTTGAGCAAGCAATAGATATTGCTCTTTTTAATATTGGTGAAGGAATATCAAGCGATGCAAAGAATGATGCACCTTATAAAACTGGAACTCTTAGGCGGTCTATCAATTCTCAGTTAGGTAAAGGCTATGTTGAAGTTGGAACAGACGTTGTCTATGCTGCTATTCACGAATTCGGAGGCCGAACAGGTCGCAATCATTCAGTACAGATCAATGCTAAACCTTACATGATGCCAGCTTATGAAAAGATGGTCAACGGCCGGGCAATTGATATAATGGCCAAGGAAATTAATTTAATTTTAGAATAATGAGCGTAATTCAACCAATTTTTGATGCCGTTGCTGAAGCAATGCAAGAACTCACAGGAAGCGGCCAGCCTTTGGCCGTTGTTTATCCTTATCCAGAGGGCCAGCCAGAGCAATTTCCTTGCGCAATTATGGATGTTGAAGCTGGAATGAGCCAGTCGGACATACATTCACACAGCAAAATGCTATCTGTTAATGTGATCGTGAGGGTTTTAATGAGACAAAAGAACACAGAGGAGGCGACACAATTGAGAATGTCCATAATGGACTCGGTGATTGCAAAGTTCACTGAAAGCGATTTAATTGACGATTTGGGGGGCGCTTGTAACTTAATGGATGTTGCTTCAATTGAGCCAATTTTTATTGCTCAAACGGCCGACCAGCCTCTATTTGGTTTTGATTTAACTATCGTGGCAAAGAAAGTAATGGACGCCACTTAGATTTTATATTGCTTTTTTTTTCTTTGTGATATTATGAAGGCAACCACCTGACAGATTTTACCAAAAAATTTTAAATTTTTAATCCCCTCACCATGTCAGGAGAATATATTGGCCGCAAGATATCGCTAGGAATAGCAAAAGAAGCATCAAGAGGAGTCGCAGAATCGGCCCCTGATTTTTGGTTGCGCATTAGTGAACAGAATCACAAAGACCAAGTTGAATATATTAATTCAGTTGGCAACACAAATACAATTGTTTCAGTGACTCACAGCGAAGCAGACAAGCAATGGAGTGAAGGCGGGTTTGTCGCTGAAATTGATGCTGAATCAATCGGCTTGATTTTACTTGCGCTATTCGGGGATGTTGACAGCGGAGCAAGTGGAGATGGATATTTGCACGAATACACTTTAGAAGAAGACGCTAATCATCAATCATTAACATTATTCACAGCAGAGCCGGGGCGTGATACGACTTATGCTTTATGCTGCTTGAACAACCTTTCATTCAACTTTGAACGTGGAAAGGTTCTTGATTTTACTGCTGATTTAATGGGTCAAGCTGGAGTTAGTGACACGCAGTCACCAACCTTTGCAGCTGCAAAAAGATTTTTGCCTAAAGATTTCCACTTTTATTTTGCTGAAGACATCACTGGACTAGCTTCAGCGCAAGAAACGCCACTAAAAACAATGACTTTGGACTTCAATAAAAATCTTGAAGCTGATGACGTTCTTGGCCTTGAATCGCCTCAAAATTTCCTAAACAAAGCCTTTGAAGTTACTGCAAATTTGAGCCTTAACTATACAGGTGAAACTTTGCGCGAAATATTCCAAGCTGGGACACCGCAAGCTATGCGCGTGAGAATTCAGAATGCTGATAACATATTGACGGCAGCAGTAGCAGCAACTGGAAGTTATACTGTCGTTGATTATAGTGCTTTAGCTGGCGTGACCGTGACGGTGGGAGGAACCGTTTTAACGGAAGGTGTTGAATGGAACAGAGGAGCAAGCAACGGCGCGGCAGCGACAAGTTTGGCCAGTGCAATTAATGCTTTGGCCTCAGTGAATGCGGTGGCTGACTCTGCTGATGTCGATATTACAGCGGCAACCGCTGGAGCTGCCGGCAATTCAATCACGCTTGCGACAACTGGAGCCAGCAATTTAACTAAATCGGGCAATAACCTAACAGGTGGAGCCGATGCAATAACAGAGTATTTAGTTTTTGACTTTGCCAGAGCTTATATTGCAACCTATGAAGAGCAAAATGGCCGCGATGACATTAAAGCAATAACTATTGGCTTGACGTTTGGTGTGAACACCGAAGAAGGTGACATTGAATTCATGGAGGCTAGACTTTTGAATGATACAGCCTCATATTAATAGCAATTAAAAAATAACCACTTTAGAAATGCCTTCAATTAATGATTCGAGAAAAACAATTACTGCAACCATCCCTTCAATACCGGGTAGCAGCGTGGAACTTTGGGACACTTTAACCGTGGGAGACAGTGAAAAAATTCACGGCGAAGAAAACAAAGTTACACAGGGTTTAATGTCAGTATTCTGCTTATTAAAAAGCTGGAACCTAGACGAGGAATTGACCTTTGAGAACTTAAAAAAGATTGGACTGGATGATTTTCAGGCACTGATTGGGAAAACATCATACGGAAAAAGCCTTTTGATGACTCAAGAACAGCGCGAAGATGAAGCTGTAGAAAAAAAAAGCACCTAAAAGAAGCCTTTCACGGAATTAGTTATCATCCACTTGCTGCAAAGGTTGCTCTATGCCATAAGATGCGGTGGACGGAACAGCAATACAACGAGCAAAGGCCAGAGTTTATTGAGGCGTTATGGCAACTAATAGAAATTAAAAATAAACGAAAATAATGGCTAAAAATGTGCTAGATGTAGTTGTTTCGGTGGTTGACAAGTTTTCAGTCGGACTTGATAAGTTTGATAAACAACTTGACGGCGCTAAAGCACACGTTGAAGGCATGTCAGACGGCTTTAAGAAGATGGCCGGATATGGAACGGCGGCACTGGCTGGAATCGGGGCCGCTGTTGGAACGTCTGTTTCAGCTTTTGGAGAGGCCGAAAGGTCACAAAGACAGTTGGAACATGCGGTTTTAAATGTATCAAAAGGAACGAATGAGCAAGTTGAAGCCATAAGTGCATTGAGTACAGCTTTGCAAAACAAGTCTGGTATTGATGGTGATGCTCTAAAAATGGGAGCCGCTCAATTATCAACGTTTGGCCTTCAATCTGAGTCAGTCGTTGGTTTAACAAAATCTTTAGCTGACTTGACGGTAAACCAAAGCGGTTTAACCGCTGGCGGTGACGACTATGTGCAAAGTGCAAATACAATCGCCAAGGCGTTAAAGGGTCAATTTGGAGTGCTTGAAAAATCTGGTATCAGATTCACAGAGGCACAGCAGCAATTAATCTTATTCGGAACTGAAACGGAAAAAGTGGCAGCACTTCAAGAAGGTTTTGCACAAAATTTAAAAGAAACAACCGACACAGTTGGCGGCGTTGATCTTGCCACTGCTAAACTTAAAAACAGCTTTGGAGAAATTCAAGAGGCTTTAGGAGGTGCATTTTCGGAGGCAATGGGGGCTTTTTCGGCTGCACTGGTTCCGATTCTTGATAAAATTTCAGCTTGGATCAGCGAAAACCCTAAGCTAACAGCTGCAATTGTGGCAGTCGGTGCAACTATAGCAGCGGCAACGGTGGCAGTTGGAGCGTTTGGTTTGGTTTTGCCAAAGATAATTGCCGGAGTTCAAGGGTTGATAGCAGTGTTTAAACT